CGATCAGGTCGCTGGCGCCGCCGCCTCTGCGGCGGGAAACGACATTGCCGTCGACTGCTCCGTCTGCTTTGCGGATCGGGTGCATGCAGTCGAGTACCACGTCGCTGAAATCGTGCTTCGACGAAACCATCTCCGGTTCCCAACCCATCGAGCCGATCACGCGCGTCATGTGAACGTAGTGCTCGCCCTTCTTGCAGGGGCCGTGGAGGTTGACGCACTTGAAGTGCATCCGCACGGTCTCGACCGCGATCAACATGCCCCTGTCCTGCTCGGACCAGTCGGTCAGGGCAGCACGTACTTCGTGGGTGATGTCGGTCGTTGTCTCGGTGGTGTCGGGCTGCGCGCAGGCCCACAACACGCCCGCGACTTGCGGCATGCTGAGTTGCCCCTGAGCAAAGGCGAACGTCATCGAGTGACAGAGTTCGGTGTACGTTTCGCGGGCGACGGTCATGCCAGCTTCTCTCTCGTGACGCAGGGAACCATGATGTCGAGCAGCTTGTCGTAGCTGCCCTCTGTCAAGGTGGTGGATTCGGACGTGTCGATGTGCGGCTCGTGCCAGACGATCCGCCCGCCGTCGTCCTTGTGGAACGCCGACGTGACCCGCGCCCACTCCGCGAGACCAGTGCTGCTGGTCTCGACTTGGTAGGTCGTGAGTCGCTCCAACACCTTCGACTCCGGGTTGTCCTGGTAGTCGCGCTTCAAGTCACCGCGCTGGATTTCGTTGAGGTCCATCTCGCTGTCGCCTTCCAGCCCGTAACCCTCGACGCCGAGCCAGATCGACTCCATCGGTGTGCCTTTCGCTGGCATCTCCCCGATGCCGGGCAGCAGCACGCCATCTTCGAGCGCGCCGAGGCAGGCCCACAGCACCAGTGGTGCGCCCATCTCGACCTGCGCTGCCCAATGCTCGGGCATGTTCGCGATCGCGTGCTCGCGCACCACCTGGACCATGCTGCCGACCAACGGGACGTTGACGGCTTGCGATGGCATGTCTCGCCATCGCACGACGAGGATCGGGTACAGGTCGGGCTCCTTGTGGTCGTACCACATGTGTTCTTTGACCTGACGGAGTTCGTTGTGGAACTCGATCAGTTGTTCGCGTGAGTACATGACTCTCCTTTGTGGGATTGATGGGTTGTGCCACGGTCCCCCCAACCTCACGCAGAGGGGACCGTGGCGAACTCGCTAACGGCTAGCCGTTAGGAAACTCAGTTTGTGCCGAGATTGCCTTCGATGGGCTTGCCCATCTCGGTCTTGAGGCTGATTGACGCCCCATCCAACTTGGAGTCGATGACCCCGGCCGTGACGCGCGCTACGTCGTCCTCGTCCAGATCACCGACATCGACCTTGATGCCGTCGCCCACGGCATCAACGATCAACTGCTTGAACGCCGAATCGAGCGTGGGCGGCTGTGGCGTCCGCTTGGCACTCGTATCCTGCAACTCCCACTGACGCCGCATCAGCGTTGCACCCGTGACCAAGTCCTGGGTGGTGACGATGATGTTGTCGGCGGAATGGGTCCGGGCGATCACCGACCGGATCACCTTCGACATGCCACCGACGATCCACGCGGGCGTGTAGTCGGTGTAGGCGGCGAAGGCCCGCTCCCAATCAATGGCCGCGTCCAACTTCTCCTTCAAGCGCAACTGGATCAAGCGCGTGAAGGCTTCCAGATCGGGCAGGCCGACTTCGATGTAGTCGTCGACGCGCCCTTGACGGAGGAACGCCGAAGCGATGCTCTCCGGGAAGTTGGTGGTCATCATGATCAGGATGCGATCGGACTTGCTGACCGAGCCGTCGAGGTTGTCGAGCGCGAGCGCCCGGTCCTTGTCGGCCATCTTCTCGATGTCCTCGATGAACAGCCCGACGATGCCGTCGCGGGTCATGTAGTTGCGGGCAACTCGCAGCCCGTTCTGCATGTCCTGCGCCGACCCACCGGGCGGCACGATCACGCCGGTCATTCCCATCTCGAACAGCAGCGACTGTGCGACGCCGAACAGCAGGGTCTTGCCTGTCCCTGGCGGACCAGCGAGCAAGACCGAACGCTTCGGCCGCTCACCGGCCTGGATCAATGCGTCCAGGTCGATGATCGGTGAGATGCAGGCGACCTTGACGGCCTCCTGCAACTCGGCGTTGAACACGACCTGATTACGGTCGAAGGTCGCCACGTTCACGTACTCGTAGTTGGACGTGATGATCTGGCCCCGGTAGATCGAACGCTGTTCGAGTTCCTCGCGGATGAACGCGAAGAAGCCGTTGATCGCGTCCTGACAGAAACGCCGGAACTGGAACTGGACGGTGCCAGTGCCATCGGGGTTGGGCACGGCGCGGCACTTGCCATCGAGACCGGGAATCGTCATCCAATCACCGGGGATGGTCTCGTGCTGCATCTTGCCCTCAACGCTGTAGCCGGTATCGACCACGCGCTCCTGAGCCAACTTGAACGGGGACTTGACCGAACGAGCGACACCACCATCGCAGCGACGCAGCACGCGTGTCATGCACACGGCCACGTCGTTGTAGCCGAACGGGAGTTGCTCGACCTGCTGGATGTACTCGTACATGGCATCGACCTCGTCGCAGTAGACCTGCTTCGAGGACAACGGGTCCTGGGCGTACGACCCAGGTGAACGGAACTGATTGTTGCCAGCCGGAAAGACCACCGGGCGCGCATTGTCGGGTGTACCGCCGACCTTGCGCACCAAGTCGTCGAACGACAGCTTGGCGAGTTGAACGGTTGACATTCGGATTGCTCCTTGTGGGTTGTGGTGATGCTGTCCACGGGCGCGTGAACAGCCTTCGACACGCAGATTTGTGATGTGCGTATCGGTTCTGCTGGTGTGAGTCGAAGATTTCGACTTCCAGCGCGCGCCCTAACGGTTGGCCGTTAGGGCTCGAAGCGTTCGGACGGAATGCTGAACTTGCCCAGCAGTTCGTCCGAAGCAGGGTTCGGTTCCGCCTCGGTGACATGACACCGAATCTCGAACGTCCCCCGGTCCACCGTTGGCACGATGTAGACCAGGATGTTGGAACCGAGCCGCCGATCGGGCAGCACTTCCCAGCCGACGAGACCGAGTATCGCATCGGTCCACGGCAGGTAGGTCGTCCGTGTCGACTGGTCCCGAAAGCCCGTCATCGGCATCAACACCGGGATCGGGTACTCGGGCCATTCACTCGGCTTGCGTGTCATCGTCGTCGTCGCCTTCCTCGTCGGGGTAGACGAGGCGGCTGCACTCGTCATTGTGCAATCGCTCGATGCCGGTTGATGCGGCATTGGCGATCATGTCGCTGATGATCGAAGCGCCCCAAGTGATGGCGCTGATGTCCTCGTCGCAGCGCGACCAGAGCGCGTTGTACGGCTGGTAGCCGCACTCGACGCACTTTGGTCCGTAGGTGGTGATCGCGACGTAGTCCTCGCCCTCACCATCTTGAACGCTGAGCACGACACCGCGATACGGCGGTCGATCGACCACCAGCACGATGCCCTGCACACTGTTGTTGTCACCGGCATCCCACATCCCGCTCTGTGTGAACGGGTTGTGGGTCTGCCAGTTGACGCGCAACAGTTCCCATATGTCATCGAAGGCGAGGTACCAGTCGACGACTGGATGCTGCACCTGCAATGTCACACGCCACCCCCCGGACTATCGAGGTTGGACACCATCTGCGACGCTGCCGCCAGTTGCTCGCTCGCCGCTGCCTGCCACTTCGAGCGTGACTGCTGGACAACGCTGTTGAGCATGTTGGTGTGCTCGTTGTCCATGACCTCGAAGTAGAAGTTGGCGACACGCGTGCCTTGCACGGTGACGCAAATCTTGGAGTACCACCGGCCTTCGATCTGGCAGAACTGGACGGCGCTCTCGCTCCGCAGTCCATCCTCGATCATCGCCATCGTGTCGCGGTCAGTGACCTGACTCCATCTCTCTCGCAACATTGCTATCCCTCTTTCCTTGTGGGTTGTTGTTGGATGTTGGCGCGGATCGGAATGTCCGCGCCCTCGCTGCCAGAGTCGTGGCAGTTCTCTGCAAACTCGTCGAGCATCCGAATCGGACGGTCGACCAGTTGGTCGTCGTTATCGCGGCGGCGTGCGTAGCACTCGTCGCACACCACGATCGTTTGCCGGGTCACTGCATCGCCTTGGCCTGAGTGCGGTCGTACTCGGCCTTGATCTTGCTGTTGGCGTCACGGCTGCGAGCCGAGCGCAAGGCGTGGAAGCTGGTGCCCTGGTTGCGTTCCTCGGTCGGCACGCCGTGCTTGCCCTGGGTGGTGAACTTGAAGCAGAACGTGCCGGGCGCGGCATGACATGTCGGGCACTCGTAGTCGAGCGGCCGTTTCAACTTGGCGCCGATCCCCGGTCGTATCTTCTCGCCGTGCTTCTGCGGTATTGCCTGCAGCTTGGGCAGCTTGCTCTTGTCGATCGCTGTCGCCAGCGACTTGCCGTAGTCCGGGCTGAGTTCGTCGGCGTAGACACGCGGCCCATCGAGGGGTATGTCAATCACATGCGTGATCAGATCGACCCGGACGATCCCGGCTCGTGCCGTCGCCAGACGCGCCAGCAGCGCGTCGGATGAGTCGCTCTCGGTCGCGATGACGAGTGCTTCGTCGACCGCTGTTGCGATCGTGTCGATCGCTGCTGTCAGTGGATGGGTGTGGTTGTTGTTGGTGTTCATTGCTGTCCTTTGTGTATGGGTTGGGTGGAAATGACACAGCCGTCCTAACGGTTGGCCGTTAGGACGGCTGTGGACTGGCTGCTATTGCGGGCGGGCACTGCTGGCGTCGACGATGATCTGTCGACCCAGCTGCCCTGGCATCTGCGTGCCGATCGGGACAACGGCGTCCTGATCGCGGCTGATGCGTACCGTGTAGGCGACGAGACCGAATCGCTTGGCCTCGATGATCGCCAGGGGTTCGTGCTTCATCAGATGCGGGCACAACGTGCGCGCAGCCTCGAAGCAGTGGTGGTGCATCGGCGGGTTGAGTATCCAACCCACTTCCCACAGGTCGGTGTGGGTGCTGCCGATATCGCTGTCGTCGGGCACGACCCAGGTTTGCGCACCACGCTTGCCACATATCTGGCAGGCGCCGTATACCATCCCCTCGCGCTGTCGGTGCGAGTTGGTCGAACCGAAATCCGGCTTGCCGGTCGGATGCTCGGAGTAAATCCAATCCGTGCCGTACATGCGATGCACGCGCGTCACTGCTGGGTCGTACTCGTCGGACCACATCGCTACCCACGGCACGGGCAGCCCTTCGTACACCGGCAGATGCTCGAAGTACTCAGGAATCGTGTGTGTCATCGACGCCTCCGCTTCATGCGCTGTCGACGCTTGAACCAGTCGTCGAAGAAGGCGAGCAGGATGCCGAAGCAGGTACTGCCGACGATCACGTAAATCATCGTGTCGCCCTCCACGGCGATCATGACGCCACCAACCGCGAGTCGGTCAGGCAATGTTCGCAAATACGGTGACGAGCTAAGGGACCGATCTTGCGTACCCATGACTCGTCGTAGCGATGCGCACAGAACGTTTCGATTCCATTCTGCTGGGCGTGCCACGTCGCGCCCGCCTTCGATACGAACACGATCCCCGTGCCCATGGCCTGCTTGTCGTACAGGCTCACGGCTCACGCTCATCTTCGTGCTCGCGCACATCGAAGTGACGATGCTCGAAACTGCGTGTCTGGTTGCTACGCCGATGCGGTTGTGTTGGGTGTGAGTCGACTCGACGCACGATCGAGCGCCAGTCGTCATGCCTCGGTCGAGAGTCACGCCACACCAGTACCATCATCGCCATCGCGGCAACGATGAAGCCGACCGCAGCGGCGATCAGACGAACCCATGCTTCATGCGTCATCGTCGGTCACCGTCACGTCCATGTCGCGGTAGGTCACGTTGCCGTGGTTGGACATGAAGATCGACTTGCGCAAGGTGGTGATCGACCGGTCGTTGTTGATGTCGCGCCACTCCGCTTCGGTCGGACGACGCGGCTTGCCGTGCTCTTGGTAGATCGACGGGCGCGCGCATGAGATGCAGAGCGCGATGTCGCCCGGCTTGGGCACGGCATCGGGATACTTGACCGAGGTGGCTGCGTCGTTGGACGCGTCGCACCACGGGCATGGATAACTGCCGCGGGTCGTCGTGAACAGATCGCTCATGGCTTCCACTCCATCGCCTTGGCGAATGCTCGCACGCCGTACTGATAGGCGCCGACAACGATGCCGGTCGTGAAGCCGAAGGTGAACATGTAGGCGTAAGCGATCATGAGAGTTCATGCCTCTCTGCTCGCGCCTTCTGGTCGTTGGTACGCGTGCCGTTGCCTCGCTCCACGTCGTATTGGAACACGGCATCGAGTTCGTCGATGAGTTCGATCAGCTTGGCAGCGCGGAAGCGTGAGCGCTTGACCGGCTCACCCATCTCGTCGAGTCGCAGCATTCCGTTGGTGATGGTCTGTGCCGTCGACCTCACGGCGTCGATGCAGGCGCGCACGGATTGCATAACGATCACGCGCTCGTCGACGCGGGCGACGTGTGGGTCGGGGTCGGCCTCATCGGGGTCGACCCATTCAGGTTCGTTCATGATTCCCTTTCGTTGTGTGTGGGTTGTGGGTTGAGCTAACGGCTGGCCGTTAGGACGGACGGCGGAACGCCATCCATGACGGGATGCAGGTTGCCCATCGGGAACCGCTCACGACACGCGCGGCAGTTCGCTTTCGGTACCTCCACCCCGTTCGCGGTGAACTTCACGTCGTGCCATCGCGTGGCGTTAGCGCGCAGTGTGTTCTCCAACGACTCGATCAACTGGAAGTGATCGGGATTGATGCAACGCCGAAGCGTGCAGTTCAAGTGATCGACGGTGAGACCTTCGGGGATCGGACCGACGAGTTGCTCGTAGCTGTAGCGATGGAGCACGACCGTCTTGCCGCGCAGCTTGAACTTGGCGTAGCCGGACGTGTCGCAGCCCCCTGACCACAACCAGCAGCCACAGTCGTCGCACACGATCACCTTGGTGCGCACGAGGCGGGTCAGGTCATCGAGATGGACGGTCATGTTCGGTCGCTGGTGAAGTGATCCTCGGTGTGCAGTTGGCTGACATGGTAGAGCAAGGCATTGAGTTGCTCGGCGTCGATGTAGGCGAGCACGTCGCCACCCTGCATCTTCTCCCGGTCGGCGTGCAGCACCGCTGCCTCGACGCGCTCGGGAGACTCGTTGAAGATGTAGCCGTGATCCTCGAACGGCAGCGGATGGTTGTCCGAGTACGTGCAGTAGCCCCAAATGATCGAGACCGACCACTTCGACTCGAAATGGACGACGAACTGACGCCGCTTCCACTCGTACTCGCCGTCCAGGTCGTAGCTCTCGAAGTGACCCCACCACGTTCGGTCGCCTACGCGCAAATGATGCTCGTCGATGACGCTGATCATTCATCCTCGGTCGCAGCACGGTAGAGCGCGGTGAACATGGATGTCAGCATCGCGGCGGTGATGGGATCGAGCGTGAAGTTGCAGCCACCATCGGACTGCCACATCGCGGCCGCCAGCCAACACTCACCCTCGTCGTCCCACAGGAATGCGAGGGTCTTGGTGGCGTCGTCGGCCATCAACTGGCGCATCCGCTCCGCGATGAAATCGCCCTCGTCGTCATCGCCCATCATGGTCACTTCATGACGGTCAATCATTGGGGTCGACCACCGCCGCCAGCGTGTCGAACGTGAACATCGCGAGGCGAACCTGGCAGGCATGGAGGTTGGCGTGCGCTTGGGCAATCTCGAACGCTTCCCATGCGAGCGGTAGTGAGGTCGTGACGAGCGGCATCGTCTGTCCGTTGGGCATCAGCATGCCGATGATGTTCCAGCCGTTGTGGACATGCATCTGCCAGACATAGATCACGTTGCCGATTTCGCGTGACGGTTCTGGTCGGTCGGTGGGAGTTGAAGCAGCCTCGTCGGGCGGCTGCTCGGTAACGGTTACGTCGTCGGGCATCGGTGCATTGGTCATCGTTGTGAACCTCTCGTGGATTGGCCTAACGGCTGGCCGTTAGGGAGTGAACATGGATCAGGGCGCGAAAGAACCCCTGCCCCTAGTCGGGACAGGGGTTCTTGATCGGTTGTCTTACTTGTAGCGGCTGCTCAGGAATGCCCGAACAGCAGCAGATGGGGTTTGCCCATCACGGTAGGCAGCGTGCCAGTCGTACGACTTCCACGCTGAGTGCGGTACACCCTCGGAGACAAGGTGCTCGCGCACAATCAGCATCCATCGTTGCTCGTGGTCCTTACCCACGATCGTTGCTCGGATGGCGCTGCTTGGACTCGTTGAGTTCGGTCATCAGGTCGAGCGCGCGTTGGACAGCTTCGTCGTAGCCAGGATCACCCGGCGACAACACGAGACTGAGCCGACGACCACGACAGGTGCATTCGTCGTCGCAGGTCATCCGGGCGTCCCTTCCGGCGTGAGCGCGAGCGCGCCGCCCTGTCGGTGGCTGTACTCGGTGTTGAGCGCGGCCATCGCGGCCTCGAACTCGTCGCGGGTGATGACGCCACGCGCGAGTTGAGCAGCGCGCCGCTCGGCAGCCATGTTGTGAGCCAACCACGCCGGTCGAGCGATGCCGTGGGGCGCGCAGTCGACGGCTTCGGCCTGCTGCTGGCGATACGAGTAGCCCACGACCGACGAGCCCTCATCGGGCGAGTGCGTGAAGCAGTACGGCTCGTCGTCGTAGAGCACGGTGTGTTCGCAATCGGGCGCGAGGCACGGATGCGATCCGTCGTGCTCTCCGATCAGCGTGTCGTGGATCGAAGCTATGCGCTCGTCGAGGCTCGCCGGGTCAGCGGGCTTCATGTGGTTCTCGATCGCGCCGACGAGGCCATCGGAAACGAGCAACGCGCGATCGCCGTAGAGCAGTTCGCAGATCGTGCGCTGCGCTTCGCGGATCGTGCCGAGGTAGGCGCGCAGTTCGTTGAACAGTTCCAGCGGCAGAATCCGCTCGATGCGCTCCATGTTGTGGATGTTGTTGTCGTCGAGCGCGACGGCGATATCGGTCAAACGGTCGCAGAGCATGTCGAGCCCCGCGTCGTTGAGTGGGTTGATTGGGTGTTGCATGACGTGTCCTTTCGAGGACGGTTGGGTTTGTGGGTCTAACGGCCAGCCGTTAGCAATAACGCTGTTGAACGTTGTTATTCGAGATAGTGGTCGGTCATAGCGAAACGCGTAACGGTTCGCTCGGTCGTGGGTGGGAGACCACCGGTGGGTGGCGATGGAATCGGGGCACGAAGAAAGCCCCTGCCTTGCGGCAGGGGCTTTCGTGTTCGGGCCTAACGGCCAGCCGTTAGGCCGTGACCGTGACCGTGATTGCAGGCGCACCATCGGCAGGCGTCGCGACGTGCTGCAGCAAGTACTGCGCGATGACCTGCCCAACGAACGCGTCCCACATTCCCGCGGGGATGTTGAGTTCGACGACGGGCTTGACCGCGGCCAGCTTGTCGCGCTTGCCGCGCAACTTGAGTACGTTCGCGATCGCGGCAGGCACTGGGTCCGATGAGCCACCCGCGCCAGACCCGCGGCCAGCCGCGGAACGGACAAGCTTGCCAATCGCCGCGCCAGGTTTCGGCGCACCCTTGCCATCATTGGCAGTGTCGTCCCAATCCGCGGGCTTGAGTAGGGACGCCTGCAGGTCAATCGTCGAACGATTGGACCCTGCCTTGCCAGTAGCCGTGAGCGTGAGCCACACAACGTATTCGTCCGAGTCTGGCAGGTTGCCAGCCTTGAGGAATGCCGAACGCCTGCCCGCGGTGTCGTGCCTGGCGATCGTCAAGCCCTTGCTAAAGGCAGTGGCGTTCGTGGGCAGGCTGGCGCGGCCAGCCTCAGTGAGTAGGCCCTTGCCAATCGCGCGGAACAGGCCTGTTCCACTGCAATCCTCCCAATCCATCGCGCCTGCCAGCACAACGGGCTTGAGTGCCAGACCGAACGCGGACCACGCGTCAAGGGTGGCAGGCAGTTGCTCGGCGCGGGTGGCGCGTACTGCCTTATCGGCCGCGGTCTCGACCTTGCTGAGTGCCGCATATGCCTTGAGTAGCGCGGACTCAACCGCGGCAGGGGCCGCGGTGACCGCGGCGGGTGTCTCGACCGCGGGGGCCGCGGGTGTCTCGACCGCGGGTGTCTCGACCGCGGGTGTTGCTGTTGCCTTGCTCATTGCTGTTGCTCCTTGTGAGGTTCCCTAACGGCCAGCCGTTAGGCGCGTGGCTCCTTGCCACTGAGATAATCGTACCATACGGTACCCCTTGCGCAAGGGCCTAACGGCCAGCCGTTAGCGGCAGGCACCCCCGGAGTAGGCCCTCCCCAGTGGGTGGCGACAGCAGGATGAGGTAGGAGTCCCACCGAAATCTTGTAACTACTTCCAAACACCGATCGAACGCCTGTTCGAGAAGCCCGTTGCTGGAAATCTGAGGTTCAGTGCCGCCAGCGAGCCCACACAGCCAGCAGGAGGCCAGCGCCGAGCCCGATCAGCGCGATCCCCGCTCCCACTGACCGACGATGGTAGGGAGCCTCGTAGCCGGGAGCCCAGCCGTCGAGTTCTCTGTAACCGACGATGTCATAGATCGAGGATCGAGACTTATCCACAGCTGCTCCTAGCCGACGATGAATGGTTCCCACTTCCAGTTCCCCCCTAAAGGGGGGGGAACTTGGGAACTGGTTTGGGAACTGGTTGGGAACTGGTTTGCATAATGCCTGCTCAGATGGTTCCCATTGAGTTGGGAACCGAATGGGAACCGGGAACCGTTCTGCATCATCCCTGCTCAGAGTGGTTCCCACCCCAGCTAGGCAGAACGAGGCGCTTGCCACCACTCTCATCGTTGATCGCGCCACTCTCAATGGCGAGTCGGATCGCCTCGAACGCCTCTGCTCGCCTCCCTCCCATCATCAAGGCAAGGGCATTCCGGGAGGCTGGCTGACCGTGCTCGGCCAGGGTCGAGACTGCCTTGTTGACCGCCCGCGCCAGTCGTGTCGTCACCGAGTTGTCCACAGGCAGCGGTGAGTACAAGCGGGCTTCCCAGGAGGCCGGGTCAATCCTGATCACCAAGTCAGCGACGTGCTCGTTGCGGGCGTAGGTGCCGTGCCGATCCTTGGCGCAGATCAGTCGCAGCCGACCACCCTTGTCGGCCGACAAGGGCTCTGGCGCCTGCAGCCAGTATTGGGCGCCGCCCACCGCCGCCCGCTTGCGCTTCGAGCCGGACGGGTGCAGTGGGTTGTCGTTGACCTTGGTGACGTGATCGACGATCAGCACTGCCGGGCCGTCATACCCCTCGTCGGTCACGTCCGCCAGGCGGCGCGGCACTCGACGCAGCCAGGGGCCGACTTCCGAGTCGTGGTTCTCGTCGATCCCTTCCAGCCCGAATGCCTCGCCCAGCGAGTCGACGATCACCAAGGCCGGGCGCCGCTCGCTGATGATCTGCACCAGGTGCTCGACTGCCAGCCGATCGAACGCTGCCTGCGGGCGAATGTAGATGAAGCGCTCGACGATCGCCTGATCATGGACGCCCAGCAGGCGCAGACGCCCGATGATCGAGGACGCCACATCTTCCAGGTCGAGCATCAGCACCGTGCTCCCCGCTCGCAGCTGTTCCGCCGCCGCGAACAGCGCCACCCAGCCTTTGCCGAGCCCGCTGTCACCGTGGACGCCGTTGATCTGGCCCCGATAGAGCAGCGCCTGGCGATCGTCGCGCTTGAGAATCGAGGGCGATGGTGCCACGTATCGCCCGGAGAGCACGTCAGTCAGGTCGACCGGCTGGAACGATTCGTCGACGGTGTTATTGTCACCCAGCAGGGACAGTTCGGGTGCCGCTACGACCTCGACCTCGTCCACGGTGGGCGGGTTCTCGGCTTTCGCCAAGGCCCGACCCACCGCCCAACAGCAGATGCCGACCCATTCCCGGCCGTGGCGTTCCGGTGGAGTGACGCTGCGCCACCAGTCCTGCACGAGCCGGAAGCCGTCCTTGAAGGCGTAGAAGCCCTTCATTGATTCGTCGGCTACCTCGCACATCGCCCACACCGCGAACGGGTGACGACCCTTGGCCGGATCGCCGTTGCGGTTCGGTGAGTACGCCTCGATCGCCGTGCGCACGCCGTTGAGCATGTTGATGTTGGTGGCCGTCGAATGGGCGTTGGCGAACGCCAGCAGTTCGTCTTTGCTGACGGCGTCGACCGGACCTCCGTAGGTCGCCAGGTACTCCACCCGCGGGAATACGACCAGCTTGCTCATCTCGCCCAGGTCGAGTCCCGGCCGATCAGGTCCGGCGATGATGATGTAGCCGCCCGCGCCGCGAACCTCGCCCCAGCCTTGGCTCGGGAAGTTGGACGTGCCGTTTCCGATCTGCGCCTCGTCGGGCATCTTGAAGATCAGGTGCTGGCCGCGTCGAGTGATGTTGATGACGGCTGCTTGCACCAACTCGGGCATCCACGCCGGGATGTGCTCGCCGTCGACATCAATGTCGATCGCTAGGCAGCCGTCGCGCCCGAGCGCCCACGCAACGCTGACGTTGTCGCCCCACAGCTGCATCGCCCGGTCGAAATCCTCGACGACGTGGTTGGTCTGTGTTGACGCCAACTCGTACCAGCCGTAGCCCGGCATCGGTCGTTTCTCGATCGTGTGTGCCGGGAACACTCGCAGTCCGTAGCGGGCGTATGCGAGCGCCAGGTTGAGGATGGATAGCTCGCCGCCGTCGTTGCTGTTATCGTCACTCATCACAGGTTCCTTTCAATGTGGGTTGATGGGAAACGTGAGAGCCACCGGGTCGAACGCCCGGTGGCTCTCCATTTGGGACGGCAACCCACGATGGGGCTGCCCAGCTTAGTTCGTCGTCGGGGCTGCCTCGGCAGCCGCCTTGGTCGCCGCTCGCTCGGCCTTGCGCTTCTCGTAGGTCCGCTCACGACCGGCGCGCATCGAGCAGTCGTAGGTGTCGTAGACCTGGCTGGTCTTGCGAGGGATGAACGGGTCGCCGCAGAATGCGCAGCGCCGCTCGGGGAGTGGCTCTTTCATGTGGGTCCTTTCGTCGAGAGAGATTCGATCGGCGGCTTGCCGCATCGTTGACACTGCACGGCGCCGGGGAACATCCCGGTGGGCATGATGATCGGCGCCGTGCAGCGACACACTGGTGAGAACGAAGTTGGAGCCGGGCTAGCTACGGAGGTCCCCTTTCGTGATGGTCCCGGCTCCGCGGTTGGTAGCTGGTCGCTCCACATGTAGAAGTGGTTGCGACAGAGGTTGCGCTTGAAGGTCATCGCGTAGCAGCCGTCGACCGTGCAGGTCATGACGTTACGTCCCGAGCGGCGGTGTTATCGGAGCATCTACTTCCGTCAGTGGACGGCGGGTCGTAGGTCCAGGTGTGGTCGCCGCGACAGCGTGGGCATGACTGCATCGACTGGCCGGGGCCGCGCGCCTTGTCAGCGATCAGCGTCTGGTTCGGAACGTAGTCACAATCACCGCATCGCCAGAGTCGTTCGGCGCGTCCGTGCGTCATGACTCGACCAGTCGGTAGACGCAGTCCTGGCCGTGGTGAGCCTCGAACTCGAACGTGCCGAGTTCGTTGACGAGCACGGTGTCGGGCGGCTCGTCGTAGGGCAACGTGCCGACCACCATGTCATCACCGTCGAGCAGGATCAGCATGACTACAGCAGCGTCAACTGTTGCCAGTTGGTGCCGGTGCGAGTGAACGCCTCGACGCACGGCTTGCAGGCGAAGCGCTGCTCGGCTCGCTTGCCGATCATCGGTGAGCCTTTCGGGTGCACGCGGTGCCAGCCGGTGTGCATCTGGAAGAACGTGATCTTGGTGGGATCGCCACTCAGACCGCAACCCTCACAGGTCACGGTCCGAGTGGCGCCCTTGACGGGCGTGCCCATCAGCGCCTCCCGGAGATGGCGATGCAAGTTCTGCACTTGCCGCGTCGAACGTTGTTCATGAGTGGATGTCCTTTCCGACAGTGGGTTGGTCGGAACCACGGTGAGCGCGCCATGTTCTCAGCGAGCGTGACGGGTTCCAGGTGATCGGGATTGCAGCACAGACGGACTCGACAGAGATGGTCGATCGTCATGCCGTGAGGGATCGGTCCAACCAGCCATTCGTAGACGAAGCGGTGGACCAGATGGAGTTGGTAGTCGACTCGAATATGCCCGTAGCCGTTCGACGACGCTCCGGTCCACAACCAGCATGGACCGGAGGCGTCGATCTTGCCCCACAGGCGTTGTTCAAGCGGGGCGGTGCCCATTACGCATCGAACAAGTCATCGGCAGCGACGGACGAGACAGGCGCCTTGTACTGCGCCCGGTACAACTTGGCGGGCGAGTAGCCCCGCGTCGTCGGCTTGCCGAGCCCGGTGTGCTGGACGGCGAGGGTCGCGCCCTCGTCGATCGACGCCGAGCCTGCGGCCTTGGCCGCTTCCGCGATCGCAACCTCCATCGAGGTTCCGGTGCCCGACGCCGCCTCGTGGTTGCGACCACCCTTCGCGTACAGGCTGCGGATGCCGTCGTCATCGTCGCTGTCGCGCTCGCTGGTTTCGAGTTCGATGTACGTCAGCATCTTGGGCGAGCCGTCGTCCCACGTTTCGAGTTGCTTGGTGTCCAGCGACCGCGCCTGCCGACGCTCGATCAGCCTGATCTTGCCGCTGATCTTGTCACCGATGTTCTCGGGCGACCACGCCTTTGCGCCGCCTCCGAGTTCGGAGAGTTGAAGTCCCATTACTTTCCCTTTCTGCGGGTTGATGGGCCAGTGCCGATAATCGACGCTGGCATTGGTACGAAGCTGAGTTGGAAGTCAGCCTCGATCTGTGAGAGCAGCGTCAGGACGGCGTCTGCTTCGACCATGTTGGTGATCCCCTGCTTCGGGGTCGGCAGCCCAGCGGGCCATTGTCGCATCAACGCCTGCTTGGCGGCGTGATGCTCAGCGATCTGTGCGATCCGCTCGCGAGCCCATTCGATGTACCCGTCGAGTGGGGGGACGAGCCCGCCGTCGCCGGAAGCGATCGAAGCGGGTGCGTTGGTCGACACGACGGCGGGCTCGTCGATGATGGTAGTCGAGTCGTCGATCAGCACGTAGCAGGGTGCGTTGTTCTGGTGCGTGACGGCTGCGTCGCCGGGCTGTCCGCACCAGCAGGTCGCGGCCGGGAACGGATCGTTGGGTTCGCCCTCGTAGTCCGGCGAGAGTCGCACGAGCGGCATGTCGAACTCACCCGAGCGCCAGTTCTTGCGCCACAGCTTGATCTGCTGCACGAGGTACGCACCCCAGCGGCCGACTTCCAGATCGACCCACAGGAACTCGCAGGTGCCGGGGAACTCGACGGGCATGTGGACGATGATCGCCCAATCGCGATTGATCGGCGGCGTCGCCAGGAACTCATCGGTGAGCACGTCGTAGAACTCACCCGCGGCGTAGATCGCCAGCTGCACGGCGTAGGCGGGTTTGGAGTACTCCAACTTCTCGCCCGTCTTGAGGTCGCCCACGATCAGGGTGCCGACCGGCAGTATCTCGCCTGTCGGCGTGACGAGCGGCGTGCAGACTTCGTACAGCCGGTCGGCAGTCCCCGCGCAACGGTACTCGCGGTTGACGGTGTGGAACTCCGAGCGCACTGTCGCCAGGTTGAGCCGGTTCATCCCGTTCATGTACGCCTGCAGCGATTCGAGATATGGCTGCGGCGGCGAGAACGACATGTCCTGCTCGAAGCGCACCGACATCGCGTGCAGGGCGGTGCCGATGTCGGCTCGCTCGGCGCCGCGCCCGGCAGCGATCGCCTTCTCGCGCAGTTCCTTCAAGGTCTCGCGATCGTCGACTTCGACGGCGACGTAGGCAGCCTGCAGCGCTCGATCGTAAGCGACGCCGATGCAGCCTCGGTCGATCTTCCAGTTCACCAACGCCGACTCGTCATCGAGTGGCTTGGCGAACGATGACGGTCGTGAGTACCTCTCGTTCTTGCCGTCGATCAGCACCATCGGGGCGCCGTTGGCTCGGCGGTAGTCGTTGCGCGTCGTGGGTTCGAGTTCTTCGATATCAAGCGGCATCGAGGGCTCGCTTCGTGAACTCGTTGACGACGTAGACGACGGCTGGGTGCTCGGGGTCGGCGTCGTAGAGTTTGAGCGCCAGAGCGGCCAGATCACGTTCCATTTGTGGACCCTTTCCGAAGGCGATGTTCCACAACATCTGTCTGAACTGATCATGCATGAGGGCTGTGACAACGATCATTGGACGACTTCCTCGCGCAGTCGCCCGTCTTTGCGCCAGCCGTGGATGATGACCAGCCACCCGGCGTCTTTGAAGATCGGCAGCATCCCGCTCTCGTTGATCTTGTTGCGGCGGTGGCTGACATGCTCGGCGGTCGTGGCTTGCACGCCGAGCGTCTGGCCGTTGCCGATCGCAACGATGTCGATGACGCCGAATAGATCGCGAGAGCGGTTGGTGCCGGGGATGCGTAGTTCGACAATCTCTGCGGTGAAGCCGAGATTTCGTAAGTGTCGAACCGATTGTTGATTGGGTGTCACTGCTCGGGCGGGTAGGCAGCGACGAGGGCGTTGATGCAGAGCCGGTTGAGGCTCATGCCGCGTGACTCCGCGAGAGCGGTCAGGGTCTCGCGATAGTGGAACGGGATGCGCACGTTGATCTGCACGGAAATGTCCTCGGCGTCACGACGCCTCGGTCGTGTTTCACTGGTATCAAGCATGATGACATCGTACCACATGGGCTGGTCCCGCGTCAACGACCATAACTCTGTTATCGGTATCGGGCCTAACGGCTAGCCGTTAGCCGAATCGCCGCTGCTCTGTCACAATGTCGATGATGTTGAAGGGCGACGCTGAGAAGAAGGCGCGCTTCATCGAGTGGCTCTGTACGCCTAAGCGCGATCGCGACCCGGCGACACAAGAGCAACTGGCGAAGCGATTCCGCGTGGGGGCGATGACCCTCTCGCGCTGGAAGGCCGATCCCGAGTTCTTGAAGGCGTGGGAAGCGCACTACCTGCAGTCGGTGGGATCGCCCGAACGCAAGCAGGCGTTGATGGACACGCTGTTTCGCACCGGGTCGGATGCTGACGATCCTCGTCACGTCACTGCCGCCAAGACCTACTTGGAGATTGCCGAAGGTCTGCGCCCGCAGCAAATCGAAATCACCGTCAAGCGTCCGATCGCGGAGTGGAGCGACGAGATGATTGACGCCGCGCTCGCTCGGCATGCAGAGAACGAACGGCATCTGCGACTGGTCGAGAACGAGTGACGCTGCGCCCGACGCAGACGGGATTCGAGCCTCGCACCGCCGATCCCGAGCGCCGGGACTTCTTCGACCTTCGACGGCGACTGGCGATCGTCGAGGGGCTCGCGACCGGTGCCCCGTGGAACTTCATGGGCACGATCACGACGCCCGGTCCACCGACCACGGCGCAGGACCCGCTGCCTCACGCCGATGGCGACTTCTGGATCGACTCGGCTGGCAACGGCTGGGTCTGGAACGGGACGGCGTGGATCAACGTCGGCAGCATCAAGGGACCGGCCGGGCCACCGGGCCCCGTTGGGCCGCAAGGGCCGGTTGGGCCGACTGGTGCGACCGGCCCACAAGGCCCAGCCGGTGGATTCACCGGCAGCGCTAACGGGCGCACCATCATTGATGGCGGTACGGCGACATCGCCGGGTGACTCGATTCTCGACTGCGGGGCAGCGGCATGACCACGACCATTCAGATCAGACGCGATACCGCTGCCAACTGGACTGCCGCCAATCCGGTGCTGCACGCCGGGGAGCAAGGCGTCGAGACCGACACCCACAAGATGAAGATTGGCGACAACGTCACGCTGTGGGTGAATCTGCCGTACGTCATCGGTCAGACCGGCCCTATCGGTCCTGCTGGCCCGCAGGGCGCACAGGGTCCGCAGGGCGTTCAGGGCACAGTCGGCGCAACCGGTCCTCAGGGGGCCAAGGGCGATACCGGAGCGACGGGCCCAGCGGGCGCCACTGGCGCGGCGTCGACCGTGCCCGGCCCGGCTGGTCCGGTTGGTTCGACCGGGCCGACCGGTGCGACTGGCGCTCAGGGGCCGAAGGGTGATCCCGGTGCAACCGGCGCAACGGGTGCGACTGGCGCAACGGGCGCAGCGTCGACCGTGCCCGGCCCGCAGGGACCGGCTGGGCCGACCGGGCCAACCGGTGCAACCGGTGCAACCGGTGCTGCTTCGACTGTGCCTGGACCCCAGGGACCGAAAGGCGATCAGGGCACGACCGGAGCGACTGGACCCCAAGGTCCAACCGGTGCGACTGGCGCGACGGGCGCAGCGTCGACCGTGCCTGGCCCCGTTGGCCCGCAGGGTCCGAGTGGCGTTCAGGGCAATGCCGGACCCGCTGGTCCGACTGGTGCCGCGGGGGCGGGTGTTACGCCGGGCGGTGCCATCAATCAAGTGTTGTCGAAGAAGTCTGCGGCTGACTTCGATACGCAATGGGTCGACCAGTCTGCGGGTGCGGGCGGCGCGCCGGGGATACCCGCCACGTCTGCGTCGTGGGACATCATCAATATCAACGGTTCGTTCCCCGCTACAGGTAAGCCAGGCCAGATTCTCTTTGACGAGCGCGCCAACGATGTCTATGAGTGGCGTCCTCAGGGGTTGTTGTGGGGGGCGTCGGGCGCGTACTTGCGATGCGACCTGGCGGCGGTAGTACCCGCGACGGACTACGAGGTTCTCGTCAACGTCGTACCGCAGTTCGTGCCGCCCTCTACCGCGAACGGGATGATTGTCAACTTCGGGCCGACCGCCGAGGCGCAGGACGAGGGCGGTTATTGGCGCGATCGCGACATCGACGGTCTCGCGAAATGCGGTGGCGCGCTGTTCGTCACGAACACACCTGATGCGCGCTGGATCAGGTTCGGCCGCTGGGATGGTGTCTGTCACGTTCAGACAACGGGTGGCGAGGTCACGTCCGCGACGAGTAACGCGACATGGGATGGCACTGGCCCGCTGTATATCGGTGGGCATCCGTCGCGGGCCTCGATGGGGGTTGGCTCGGTGCTGTATTCGGTGACGGTGAAGCGCCACTCGACCGGCATCGTGCTTGCCAGTTTCTCGACCGCGATCATGGGCGGCGCGATTTCGGCGGGCAAAGTTTGGACCGACCCACAGGGCAGTACGTGGACGCAGGTTGGTTCGCCGGTCCAGTCGATTGCCGCCCCCGGCTGGGTGTGGGTGGCGAATACGTCGGTGAAGCAGTACGGCAGCATGGCGCTGGTCAACGCCGACAACACGAACAAGGACTACCCGACGAACGGTTCGATCATTTGGGTGTCGGGGCTCGGCAACAAGGGCACGTTGTTGTACGGCACGCAAGGTGCCTGGGCTCCCGTTGGTGTAGCGACATTCGCGACGGTCGCACAGCGCGATTCGCAATGGACCGCTGCGCTGATGGGCAACATGTTCGACGGCTCGATGTGTGTCACCGTCGATACCGACACGTTGTGGCAATGGAAGAACGGCGTGTGGGTTGCGCAGAATACATGGGTCACGATGACGCAGGCCGCGTACGACGCCCTGACTCCGAAAGACCCCAACGTTCTCTACATCATCGTGGGATGACGTATGCCGGTTCTGAATACTGCTGACAAGTTGAATCTTGGGTCCGTGACGGTGGACGCCGCCTACCTCGGTACGACCAAAGTATGGTCCGCTGCTTACCTGACGCCGACTGTCGGTACGGTCACGACGCCTGATCCCGGCCCGCTACCGCCCCAGCACGTCGTGGTATGGAAGGCGACAGGGCCGCTCAACTCGACGCCGATCAATCAGCACATCGCAGCTCAGTTTGATGCGGACCCGCAGCGATCGTATTCGTTCCAACGCAACCGGTCCGGGTATGTCCGCACGTTGTTCTCGGGCGATGGATTGGCTGCTGGTGCGACAGCCCACGCTCGTACTGCCCCCAACATCACTGGCATCGAAACGAAGATTTCGTACCTCGCGATAGCGGTCGATCTGACCGTGCAGCGGTTGACGTGCTACACGTCGCCGGACGGGGTGACTTGGACTCAGTTCAACTCGGGCACCACGCCCGTTCTGACGCCGTTCGATTCTTCTGGCGTGTTGCGTATCGGTGGCTATGCGCCGACAGGTGTTGAACGGTGGAATGGTCGCATCTATTGGGTCGAGATGCGAACCGGGGTGGACCCGGCCGCTGGTGTTGTTCAATGGCGCTTCGATCCCAACGATTGGCATACCGGCACCACGTTCACCGATCCGCGCGGGCGCGTCTGGACATTGGCTACTGCAGGGGCGATTACCCGATGACCGACATGCTCGAAGCCGACTACTCGTTCGTCGAGGTCTGGCAGGAGAAGCAGTGGCGCATGTGCGCGCCGCAGACCGATGACCCGGACAAGTTGATGCAGGGCTTCATCTACTTCTGCGAGCACTTCTGGTACATCCGTCATCCCGAGCGTGGTCGCATCCTGTTCCAGCCGTTCGAGGCCCAGGTCGAGACCGTGTTCACTTGGCTCAACCATCGCCACGTCCTGATCTTGAAGGCGCGCCAGATCGGGTTCTCGACGCTGATCGCGACCTACACGTTCTGGCTGACGTTCTTCTATCCCGATCGCTCGGTGCTGATGCTGAGCCGTACCGAGCGGGAAGCGATCAAGCTGCTGGGCAAGGCCAAGTACGGCTACCAGTTCCTGCCCGACTGGATGAAGTACCGCGGTGGTCCGTGCAATCAGACGCTGACCACGATGACGTTCACCAACAACAGCTACATCGAGTCGTTACCGTCAGCGAGCGACCCCGCTCGCGGTGAGTCGGCGTATCTCGTCGTCGTCGACGAACTCGCCTTCCTCCCCAACAGCGAGGAAGCGTGGGGCGCGATCGAGCCCGTCGCTGATGTCGGTGGCCGCATCATCATGATGTCGACTGCCAACGGTGAGGGGAATCTGTTTCATCGTCTGTGGTCCGAGAGCCAAGCCGGGCACAACCGCTTCGAGTCGCTGTTCTTCCCGTGGTCGGCCAACGGCCGCGATCAGGCTTGGTACGACGCCAAGTGTGCCGAACTCCCGGACTGGCAGATGGCGCAGGAATACCCCGATAACGCAGAAGATGCGTTCTTGAAGTCTGGTCGTCCGGTGTTCGATCTTCGTCGGCTGCGGGAAATCACAGCGCGCGATCCGGCGTACATGGGCTACCTCAACGAGCAGCTGCAGTTGGTGGTCGACGGCGGCGCGCTGCATGTGTGGGAGCTACCCGCCGAGGATGGCAAGTACGTGGTCGGCGCCGATCCGTCACAGGGCTTGGAGCACAGCGACCGTGCCAGCGTGCATGTCATCAATGCTCGCAATGGTCATGTCGTGGCGACGTGGTGCGGGCTGATTGACCCCGACCTGCTCGGTTCCGAAGTGCTCGCTCGGCTCGGCAACTGGTACGGCCAGGCGCTGCTCGGCGTCGAGTCCAACATGCACGGTCTCACCACGCTGACTGCGCTTCGTCGGGCGAACTACTTCCCGATCTACTACCAGCGCAGCCCGAAGTACAAGAACTCGGTGCCGACCGACGTGCTCGGGTTTCGTACCGATCAGGTCAGCAAGCCGCTGATGATCGACGAGTTGGGCAAGGAACTGCGTGGCGAGGGCAAGCTGACGCTGTGGTGCGCCGAGACCCTGGCCGAGTTGCGGACGTTCGTGCGCACCGACAAGGGCAAGATGCAGGGCTCGCCTTACGACGACCGCGTGATCAGCCTGGCGATCGCTAATCAGATGTTGAAGTTCGTGTGGTTCTCGGAGTTCCAGCCCAAGAAGGAACCACCCCCGAACAGCTTGGGCTGGTGGCATAAGCGCGTCTACGGCGAATCGTTCGACGACGTGCTCAACCCGAACCGCAAGGGCATTACCGTGGAGCGCGCCCGCATCGGTGCGTTTGCAGTCAGGAGAGACTGATGACCAAGACTCGAATCCAGAGCAATCAGCGCCCGCATGCTAAGGGCAAGCACCAGCGCACCGGCCAGCGTGCCGAGATTCGCGAGAACCCGCCGACCGGGCTGCCCTGGGGGCAGAAGAACTGGACCGGGACCGGAGGCGGCGTCACCGTGCCGTACGCGTTGCTGACGTGGGAGCAGTTGTTCGTGGCCCCGCCTGGCAACAGCTGCATCCGTGCCAACCAGCCGGTCGGGAACACGGTCACGCACGTCTACATCAGCGAGACCTACCTCCCCGGTGGCGTTGGTGATCCGCTGGCGTCGTTGGCGAACAATGATCCGCTGCGGCTCTACAACTCTGCCGATCTGTCGCAATGGATCGAGTACAAGGTCACGGCGCAGACCGATGCCGGTCCCTACCGCGACTACACCGTGACCTACACCGCGACCGGTGGCGGCGGCTGGGCCCCCTTCCCGTCGATGGGTGTCCTGATCGTCGAGCGCACCGGCTCGCCGTCTGCCGATCCGGCAGCGTTCGATCCGACTGATCACACGATCATCGAGGTCCAGGATCACGTCAACGCCTTGGCGATGGACGATCAGCGAGCGGCGATCATCCAAGCGATCCTCGATCTGGAACGCGCCAACAAGAATCGGTCGACGCTCGAAACCTGGCTCGACCAGCAACTCGGCGTGGTGTGAACTGCGCGTGTGGGAGACAGGCCGAGGAAGGTCGCGACGAGTGCTTCCGTTGCCGCGTGTCATCCATCGGATATACGTGGCGCGGCGGCGCCCGCGAAGGGCATGGTCAGTTCCACCGCACCAAGCACGAGTTCCTGAAAGAACATCTGCGCGTCGACTCTGAGAAGCAGTTGGCGAAGCGCAACGACGTGGAGAGGGCACCGACGTGACGCAGGCAGAACTGCTGCGCTTCTACCAGAACGAGTTGAAGCGATCGAAGAAGTGGCGGGCATCGACCACGACCAACTATGACGATGAGTGGAAGCGCTACATCCAGCTGTACCAAGGGCGCTACATCAAGGGCGATCCGTCGACCGATCAGCTGGTCGTCAACATGGTGTTCGCGACCGTCAACGTGATGCTGCCCGCGGTCGCGATCAATCAGCCTCGCTTCGTCGTCAATGCCCGCAACCCCGAGTCTGCGGCGACGGCGATCATCACTGAGGAAGTGCTGAACTGGCTGTGGCGGGCGTACGACTACCAGCGTGACTTCCGCCTCGCGTGCGTCGACTGGATCGTGGCCGGGCATGGCTGGATCAAGTGCGGCTACAAGTACACCAAGCCGCCTGAAGCCAAGCCTGTCGATACGACCGATGGCAGCAATGTCGCGGTCGAAGGCGGCGACGAGGGGATTGACGATCGCGACCCTGTCGAGGGCAACGTCGAGAGCGAGTTGCTGCTGTGGGACGAGGATCGCCCGTTCATCGAGCGCATCTCGATCTTCGACATGTTCGTCGACCCCGACGCTCGCCATCCCAAGGAGATGCGCTGGATCGCGCAGCGGACGTGGCGACCGATCCAGGACGTACAGGTCGACAGCCGCTACTCGCCCACGTCGCGCAAGCGCGTCAGTGGCAGCAGTTGGTCGCGCTGGGACTCCGATAGCGGCGGCGATGCGCGCGAGTCCGACGAGAAGCCGGACCCCGGTGCGATCAGCTTCTGTGAAGTGATCGAGTTCTACGACTTGAAGCGGTACAAGGTCTGCACCTTCGCCGTCGACGCCGAGGCCAGCGACAACGATCAGGTGCAGTCGGGCTTCCTGATCAAGCCCGCCACGATGCCATATGCATTCGGCCATCCGTTCGTGATGCTGCGCAACTTCGAGGTTCCCGATCACTTCTACCCGATCGGTGATGTGTGCCAGATCGAGTCGTTGCAGTTGGAACTGAACGAGACCCGCACGCAGCAGTTCAACTACCGCAAGAAGTTCCGGCGCGCGTGGCTGTATGCCCGCGACCGATTCGACAACGATGGCATCAAGGCGTTGGAGTCTGATCGTGACAACGTGATGATCCCGACTCAGGGCGACAGTGATCCCGAGAGCGCGATGCGCCCGGTGCCGACCGTGATGACGCCGCCCGAGTTCTTCGATCAGTCAGCGATGATCGCTAATGACATCGACCGCGTGTCGGGTGTCAGCGACTATCAGCGCGGCTCGCCCCAGCAGCAGATCAAGCGCACTGCTACCGAGGCAGCGATGATCCAGGACTCGGCCAACTCGCGCGCCCAGGACCGGCTCGCCAAGGTGGAGGGCACGCTGAGCGAGGTTGCCGAGCGGATCGTCGGGCTGATGCAGCAGTTCACGACCGGCGATCTGGTCGCGCGCGTGGTGACGATGCC